ATTACCTTTTCTTTTGAAGGTAAAAACTTCGCCTGTTTTTGGATTTTCGTATTTAAAGGCAGCTTTGGACTTGTCGTGAGTGTAGCCCTTCTTTTTCATATCAAGATGATCTTTGTAAGTCTTAGCCTCGTGAGGTTTACCATCCTTATCATACATGGTATGAGGCTTAAAATCCTTTTCACTTTGAGCTTTTTTCCAAGCCTCTGGATCAGGACGGTCTTTGTCACCCCTTTTAGCAGGCTTGTACTTCTTGCCTTCTCGCTCTTTCTTCTTTCGTATGTTTTCCCAAAGCCCCGGTTTTGCCAAGGCAATGTCGTACTCTTCTGAATCTTCGCCCCAGTCTTCGTATTCTGCCTCTGCTGGGCAATACCAATTATCTACTGAAATTTCTTCAACATCAATTTCTGCTATAGCCAAAGATACATCTTCCAATATCTCTAGCCTTCTGTTCTTTTTCATGATTTTCTCTTGTTGTTAAATGTCTAAACTGAAATCCATACTCCCAAGGTCATTTTTACTTGCACCTATTTTATAGGCAGTATTTTCATGTTCTTGAGGAGCGACTTGAACACCGCCACTATTCATCCAGTGCTCTGTCCATCCTGCGATTGGGTTTTTCCCTACATTTTCATATGGAAGACCAATAGCCTTCCGTCTACTCATACACAACCAGTCGATATATTGGTGCAAAACTACCTCATTTAAGCCAATAATAGAGCCATTTTGGAACAAGTACGAAGCCCATTCCTTCTCTTCTTTGGCCGCGTTCTCGAACATTTGTATCGCGGCTTCTTGGCATTTTTTGGCAGTTGGGACAAACCCCTCGCTTTCTTCTTTGTGTAGAATTTTTAATATATTTTGGGTTGTTGAAAGATGCAGTGCCTCATCTCGTTTGATTAGGCGTATAATATCAGCACTTCCCACCATCTTTTTATTCTCTGCGAAAGCAAAAGAGCAGATAAAAGAAACATAAAATCTTACAGCCTCTAAGATGTTTATGCTTACGATAGTCATGTAGATTTGTTTTTTAACATCCGATAGCTTGTTACTACCACACGCCATGCCCATTAGATTATTATAATCCTTTATCGCACTGTCGGCACGTTTCATGATTTCTTTGTCTTCATATATAGAGCCAAAAACCTCAACAGGGTCAGAGTATACGTTCTTGATGATATAAGAGTAAGACTGACTGTGGATTTTCTCAAAGAACTGCCAAGTCATCATACAAGCCTCAAGCTCCGTATTTGTTACATACTCTAACACAGTTGGAACACCGCGACAAATAACACTGTCAAGCATAGTCTGATATTTCAGGTTAGAGGTAAAGATAAACTTCTCGTTTTCTGTTAGGGTTTGAAAATCACCCCTGTCTTTCTTTAGCTCTATTTCTTGAGGTCTCCAGAACTTCTCCATTTGCTTACTGTCGAGGTCGTGGAATACGGGGTATTTAATTAAATCGTATCTCTGAACACCCAAATCCTTTCCCAAGAAAAGAGGTTGTGTCATAGGGTCTACGTTTTTAGTGTTAAAAATAGTTTTCATTTATCTTTTTTCTCTCTGCATTCAGGACATTTAATTGATTTTGAACTCTCGTACTCATCTGTTACCTTGCCACAATCAGGGCAGTGCCACCATGCTACCATCTTATTTAGACTCCCACTTAATTAATAAGCTGTCTTTCAAGACAACCCTATATGAATTATTTCCACAAATATAATTCAATCCTCGTTTACCCTGTTGATTGACTGGCATGATTAAATCTAAATCATAGTATTCACCTGCACGACATTTATTCATCGAAACCTCTTTGGTTGCGTTGTATGTCTTGACTTGCGTTTTATTAATAGACGAATCATGATCGTTCGACCATAGCAAATCACTGCTGGAAAACAAGCAAGTGGTGTTTTCGGTTTGAATTTCTAATTCGAATTTTACATTGCCAGCAGGGTATCGCGTCAAAATTGGTACTTTGGAAGACAGTGTTGCTGGCAAGTAATCAACCACTTGTGACAAGCTAATGTTGGTAATTTCGGAATTGATAACCGTTTCTGATGCTACAGCATGGGGTAACATCGCGTCAAGAGTGGGCGACGAAACCGCCGCCAACCCAAACATGCTCACAATCTTGCCAAAATCTCTTCTGTTTAAGTCCATATTACTCGTCACCCTCCTTGATAAAAATTCCATCAACCATTCTTCCTTTGCGATCTTTAATATCGTTCCAAGCCATTTCCATGCAGGTTTTCAGGTCTAAACCGTTACGCTCTGCAATATTTATCAGAACAACGATCATATCTCCAATGTCGTCAGTAATATCACGACCTTTACATATATTGTCAGAGAGTTCTCCAGCCTCTTGAATCAGTTTCATATACTGATCTTTGTCTGTCGAACCATCAATCAAGTTTCGGTCACGATGCCAAGCCTTGATATTGTTTTCTAAATGTTCTAAATAATTCATAATGCACATGCCCCACTTTCACAGCCTAAGTCTTGATCTTCATCCTCTTTATCCCCATCTGGGGTATTCGCGTAGTAAAGATTCTTCAGCCCATATTTATACGCATAAATCTGGTCTTTAATAATAACACTTAGCGGTATACTTCCATCTTCATAATGATCATAATTGTAGTACAGGTTTGTACTCATACTCATATCGGTAAACTTTTGTATAACCGATGCTATATTAATTATCGGTGTATTATCGGTAATATCCCACGCCAAAGTGTAAAAATTCTTTCTTTTGTGGAAATTAGGAACTATCTGCTTCAAAGTTCCATTTTTAGCCTTTTTGCTGGTAAGTAAACTTCTAGGAGGCTCAATTCCATTAGTGCTGTTTTGAACAACACTAGAGGACTCGCAGGGCATAATAGCCGACAATGTTGAATGTCGTAGTCCATATTTAGCAACTCGCTCTCTCAACTCTTCCCAATCCATCTTGTATTCTGGCTTAACAATTTCATCAACAGTCTTTTTATACCAGTCAATTGGAAGTAGTCCCTCGGAATATTTTGTATCTCCGTACTTTTCGCAAGCACCTTTCAATTTCGCTAACTCGCAAGAAGCACTAATTAAGTTCCACTGTATTTTTTCCATCAGTTCATGCACTACGCGAGGCGTTTCTGGGTCGTCGTAGGCCAGTTTTTGTGAAGCGAGCCATCCAGCGAAGTTAGTAACTCCAACTCCTAAACTTCTTCTATTCTTTGTGAAGTTTTCTCCCGCCACAACAGGATACTCTTGATAATCAATGACTGACTCTAAGCTGTTCACGGCGACTGTGCAGGCGTTTTTGATATCATCGTCTCCATTCACCTGTAGCAAGTTTATGGCTGAGAGAATACATATACCGATCTCTGCGTCAGCGTCATCAATTGACTTGATAGGCTTAGTGGGGTGGATAATTTCTTGGCAAAGATTAGACATGTAACAAGGAATATTCCACGAACCATGTTCGTTGGCCGTGTCGATGTTCATGGAATAAATGCGTCCGGTCTCCAGCCTTTCGCGAGCGTAAATCTCAGCGAGTTTGCGGGCTGGGATTTTCTTCTTAAACTTTAAAGATCGAGACCGTTCGTACTTCTCGTAGAGTTCTTCAAACTTGGCGTTGTCTGTAAAGCTATCATAAAGCCCCTTGGCTTCGTCTGGACTAAACAAGGTAATATCTTCGTTAGCAATAAGCCTTTTGTAGAACAGCTTGGAAAACTGAATACTGTAATCCAGTTTACGAACTCTGTTGTCGTCCGTTCCTGCATTGTTTTTCAATACAATAATATCTTCAATCTCATAATGCCAGAACGGAATGTGTACTGTAGCACTTCCTCCACGGATGCCATTTTGAGTTGTGGATTTTACCGAGGTTTCAAAGCATTTTAAATAAGGTATCAAACCAGTGTGAATTACCTCGCCCCCTCTAATGGGTGACCCGATAGGTCTCATTCTTCCAATGTTGATACCGATACCCGCACGATTGGCTGTGTATTTACCAACAGCGTGAACAGACGAGAAAATACCATCAAGATCGTCTGCTACATCAACAAGAACGCAGCTTGCGAACTGTTTTTTGGTAGTTCTTACTCCACACATAACGGGTGTAGCGAGATTGATTTGAAAGCAGGAATAAGTGTCGTAAGCGTTTTTAACATCTTCCACTGTGTCAAATAAACACATAGCGATACACATATATGCAAACTGTGGAGTTTCGTAAATTTTGTCAGTGTTTCTATTTTTGACCAAATATTTGTCAACCATCTGCTGTAGTCCAGCGTAAGTATAGAAGTCATCACGGGTGTGATCCATGTACTTTTCTAACTCTTTAACTTGACATTCATCCCACCTGTGAAGGTCTGGGTCGCCGTCACAGTAAAGGATACCCCCTTCCGGTTTAAGGGGGTCTAGCAATTTGTCATAAATACCATTGTCTACATTGTTTTGAAGAAACGTCACAAAATCTGGAGGTGTATTGTGAGAACCCCAAACTTCTTTACGTAGTTGAAGATTCAAAAGTCTAGCCGCAACATATTGGTAATTTGGAGCAGAGGTCGAGATTAGGTCGCTTGCAGACTTAATCAAAACTTTATGAATTTCTTTGGTGGGTATACCATCGTAAATTGAAAGATTTGCGTTCATTTCAACTTCGCTAAACGAAACTCCGTTAATGCCGCTGGTTGCCCACTCTACCACCTTGTGAATTTTTTCTACGCTAAACGGTTCTGACGACCCATCTGCTTTCGTGACGTTCATATAAATAATGCCTTTCTATATATTAGTAATTATTGCAATTCGTGTAGAGTATTATACACCTTTTGGAATATAATTTCAACCGTAAAATCCAAAAATTCAAAAAAAAGACCCATTTAAAAAATGAGTCTTTCGGCTCGCAATTGGCAAACCCAAGGGCAATGCCCGCTACGGCCACAGTCACCAGCTTTCGCTCTTCTTGTGGTCTTACTTGTTCTCTATAGAACTAATTAAAGTTTCTATTTTATCCTCTACTCTTTTTGAATTGGAATTCAGTTCACTAAAGTGTAATTTAAAATCTACAATATTAGTATCTATTCTGTCGATTTTCTCTTCTACTTCACCAACTGTTTTCTCAATTGCAGTCATTCTGTTGTTTAATGAATCATTCACTTTCTGCTCCAATATGATAATTTGCTTACCTTGTTGCATAAGATTATACGCTACCCAAGAAAACAAAGGAATGGCGAACATTCCAATCAGCCTAGTAACCGATTCGACAAGTTCCCAAGTTTCATTCATTTGTTATCTCTCCCAGAAAAGAAATTAAGAAAAGAAGGTACTCACCCCACAAGAGCGAGTACCCCAAGCGAATTACATACCAGTGATAGGTTTGTAGTCGAAGAAGTCTCCACCAGTTGCAACACTGGTATCAACGAAGTCTACTTTCATAACCAATTCACCCGGAATTGCACGAGTCGGATTCGCGGCAGAATCGCTATTTGGAGAAGTTGCTCCAGCTACCGGGTCCCACATGTCAACTCCAGTAAGAGTTGCAGGTGCTTCAGCTTCAGTACCAGCAGCATTTAGCCAGTTTAGACGAGAAGGAATTTTTGTTCCATTATCTAGAACACCTGTCCATGAGAACTCATTAGCTCGCCACTTAGAAAGTAAACGCACGCCAAAATCATGCTTGAATCTCATGATTGCACTAGCGGCGTTAGAGCCGTTGCTACCCGGAATTAGAACTTCGTTAGAAGCAACACCTGAGATAGTTGTGCTGATAGTGCGAATGATGTACTTCCCAGCAGCTTGGTATGCGAATGTACCACCTGCGAGAATTTTTTCTAGTCCATACATTCCTCCTGTTGGAGCAGCAGGGTAGTCCGCAGCTACAGGAAGTGGAACTCTTGGGTTGTCGTCAACAGCGTTTAACAACTCAAAAGCCTTGGTGATAACAGAACCTACTGTTCCGTTGCCTAAAAGAGTACCGCCCTGAGTTTGGGCTGTAAATGCACCACCTGAAGTATTGACTTTAGATGGATTTGATGGGGATGGAACCGCCATAATTGAGTCTCCTTAAAAGAGAGTTAAAAAAATAAAATATCAAAATTCCCAATTATCCAGTCGCAGTTCCAATTCCTATCATTTAGTACACATTTTTAATCACAATGAGGATTGTTTGCAGTATTTTATTGCATTTTTCAATTTTCTACGTGCTGTTTCCCTACTATAGCCATTTGCACGACCAATTTCTTTCATAGTCATATTCCTATAAAATCTTTGGCTAAGTATTTGATGATGCTCATCTTTTAAGCCTGTAATTATATCGAGACATTCCATGTGGTTTTCCATGTTAACATCTTTTTGATTTTCAATACCGATAGACTCTGCGTTATTTTTTACAGGTTTTGCTTGTTTATTCTGATCTTCGGCCTTAACTGGCTCGTTTGAATATGCCGCGTTGTACCTACTTTCGATTTTCCAAAGATTCTTCATAGCATAGCTCAATTGCTGGTATAAATATGAGGTAAATTTACTACCCCTTGAGCCATCAAATTTCAACAAACATTTCCAAAGAGTCTCCATTTTTACAGACTCAATATCATCATCATGAATTTTAGACCGATAACCGTTGGTCACTTTAAACATGATGTTTTGAACATCCGAACAACTCCACTTTTCCTCAAACATAATATCAATATTTTTATCCATTGTCGCCTCTCAAAATTATTCCACCCATTAATTGTTTAGTTTCATCCAATCTTCTTAAACCTTCCAGATATTCGGTATCTAGCTTGTCTCCCACAATATAATCAACACAACCTCCTTTCCCTACAAAAATAGACCAATATTTACTGCTTTTGATTTGCTCTTTAAGCAAGTCTACAGTCAATCTGGTATTTTCAGTCATTATTTCCTGTTCAGTGTAAACACATAATTGCTTTTCGATATTCATCCTAACATCTCTAAACGAGAAAGTACAGGGAATTCCTACAAAAAATGTATATTTACCTAAAATTCTTAAACACTCTATACCGTCTGTTTCTTTTAATTGGTTTTCAATAGCTCTCGTAATTCCAAAATTAGTAGTTCCAATCCAACAATCCCACCTATCTGAAGGTTTAAATAGAGAGTCAATAGCGTACATACCAAGTGGCGTATGTATCGCCTGTCCTGAAGCTGGCGTTAGAGGAATACCTCCAGAAACCGCTTCTGGATCTTCTGATTGACCCATCATTAACTCCATTAAAACCAATGTTTCTTGGTCGATTCTTTCGATGTAGCTATCGGCTTGCTGATTCCAGCTTTTCCAAGCGATCCTTTTATGAGACATGATGTGGAACTCCTTAAAAAATAAAGGTTTGATCTGGAGGTACTACAATTTGGTTTTCATCAATCTCTACCTTTTCCTCATGAGTGGTTATGAGTTCTTCAGACAATAATGAAAAGTAAGTCATTAACTTGTCGTAAAGGTCGATGTTACCATCAAGTACGCACTGTTCTTTGATTTGATACAATATTTCCTCTCCCATTCCACCGGCAATCATTTCAACGAAAATATTTGCGATAGATTCTATTGATCCATCTTCACCACTCCACCCTGCATTATGTCTAATCACCCCATCTTCATCAACATATAGCAACAATGCTGACTTAGCTTTAAGTCGATTCATCTCATCTAACCACGACTCGCACAGTGCAGTTAAAGAATTAGCCGACTGATCTTGGGGTTCTTTCGAATGTTCGTTCATATTTTTCTTTCAGTTTAAAATCTTCATCTAGCGGTACAAACTTGCCCTTTTTAGCAGTTACAAAACCTTCGGGTACTACGCATGTGTATATAACCTCACATTCTGTCGAGTTTCTTTCGTGAACCACGTCTGACAAATTAGCCTGACAATATTGCAGGCTTAAACTTGTGTACTCTTGAAGAAGGTCATCTAGCGTTTCTTCTACAGTTTTGTGAGATATGTACTTGCATATAAAATTACCACCATCGTCAACCAACGCTTTTGATAAAGAAATCTGGTTTCTGTTGATCCTGTCTGAAATCTCAAGTAAAATAATTGTTACCTTAGTTTTCATTACTTGATTCCTCTGGTGGAGTTTGGGCGTTTTCCTGACTGGCAGCACTGTCTATTAACTTTTGAACTACCTCCAAACTTAGAGAAGCGGAAGAATACTTTTCAACAGCATCGACCAACTTTTCCATTATATCTTGTTCAGGATCAGGCTGAGTTAACAATCTGTTTATTTCAAACATTGATTTGTTTTTGTCAGCAATCATCTGAAGTTCGATTACTCTTAATACCTTCATGCTTAGTTCCTTGATAAAACGTATGCTAAACCATTAAAATCTTCTGAAAGAGAATCTTTTTCTGATTGACTAAGGGTATGGTTTTCATCTCCCATACTGTCTTTCAAAAGGTCTTGAATAGATTCCCCGTATCCATTATACTTTCCTTTTAGCGATTTGTCAAACAAAATTTTGGCAGCTTCCACGTAAATGTCTTGAACGTCCTGAGCTTCTGCTTCGTAATTCAAAACTCTCTTTGCAAAAATCATGTTAAACACCGCCAAATCCATCCTATCTTCCTTATCGGTCACAAGTGCGGCAATACTTGAGACTTTTTCCTTAATTTCTTCACTTGGCTCTACAATCTCCAAAGTGGGCTTTGAAGGAATAGTAAAATCAGGAATCCGTTCCTGAATTTGAGGCCAGAATAAACCTACGGCTAGTAATGCCAAGCCTATGATAGTTTTAGCTTTCATTTGGAATATCCCCCTTTTCGGTGGGAGCTAGTAAGGGAAACACCTTTTTCAACTCTTCGCAAGCCCGCATACATCCAGCTTTTTCGCAAGACTGAGATAGGTCGTCCCACTTTGAAACCAAAGCGACCAAATCGTATCCATCAGCTTCTTCAACAGTGATAGCTTTATCTTTAGCCTTATCTTTAGCCTTATCTTCGCTTTTGGAAAACTGGTTTTTAAACCACTCCAACAACTGAGAAAAATTCATACTTCCAGAAAGAAGCATGTAAATACCGATTCCAATAATAGCCCACTGAGGCAAACTTAAACTTGACAAAAATTCCATAGGTCAACTCCTTAGTTTTCGATTTTAGTTTCCCGAACAGTATCACCAACAATCCAAGCAACAACGATTGTTACCACTCCAAGAAGTTGATCTGTGTCCAACTGCACTCCAAATAGATCAGAAGCGACAACTGCTGCTAGTCCAATGCCAGCCGCCCAAAAACGACGACTAAGAATCAATGATTTTACTTTACTCATAACAATCTCCTAATTAAAAAATAATCTGTTTAGAAAACCCTGCCGTCTAGGATAAACATATATCTTAGCTTCGGGTTCAAAATACTGAATGTTTGGTTCAACGGGAACCTCTTGTGTGTTTCCATGATAAGGACACTTAGTTACATGCCCATCACCTTGGATTATATTTCCAGTTCCTTTACATATACACTTTTCTGGATCAGGATCAGGACGAAGCGGAGCGTCTGGATCGGGAGAGGGTTCTATCTCCAAAACTAAACTTTCTGCTTTTTCAAAAGCGTCCTGTGTGTTTACTATTATAGCATCTATTTTGTCGTTTGACACACCGCTGCTTGGAATTTGCGATTTTATTTGGTAAAAAACCATAGCGGCAATAAGACCAAGCCCTATAAGCACTTTTGTTGAAGTGTTCATTAAAATACCTCGTTTATTGTGTAATCTATTTTTCTAGCAGGGAATCCTTCTACGTTGGAGAATACCCATCCACCGCCCTCGGAAAGCATCCCGCGAGCATCTTTTTCACGAATCCAAAAACTTCCTTCAGGCTGATCGTGAACTTTTGGCCCGGAATTCCAGATACCCCAACTGTTTTGCACCAAGAAAAGAGTTTCATTCAACCTTTCTCTGGTATCGTCACAGCCAATCCAAGCCATATCGTGATTCCAGCCAGCACCTCTAGCGGCAATTCCATTCTTATCACGACGAGAAGAAAATCCATAACCAGAACAAACGCCCAAAGCGTAACCGTTTGCTAGAGCGTCTCTAGCTTCTTCGATGGTTCTAATATTGGATACAGTTTTAACCTGATGTTTTTGAGCTTCATCTCTATAAATCTGTCGAGGAATTATCTTTTTATCGCCCAACTTAGAGTTATACTTAGATAAATCTACCATTCCGTAGTCTTTACGCAAAAGAATACCTCCTTGTTCACTGACATATCTAGCAGCACCGCTACAAGTCATACCTTGACCGCTCCACGGTCGAGATTGGTAAATACCTTCAGTCGCTCCACGGGCAACGAATTCCTCTCGCTCGCCAGCAATGTCTATCTCTACTGCCCGTGTAATGTCAATAGCGTTGCGTGTGGCGTGAGACACGCAATCCCCCGTTGTTTGTGCTTCGACTGGCCCGAAGGCTGGGTCAAACTTTAAAAGCGATTTAAACGGCAAACT